TTCACTTGTTGCCACGCTGATATTTACCACTAATTCACCATTAGGCATAGTGCGCACATCAGGATCATTGCCTAAAAAGCCAACGATAATTACTTTATTAATTCCAGCCATATTTACTCCATAGATTTATATGCTTTTAATGTTTTGATAAATGCGGGTATTTCCTTGTCAAACGCTGCCATTAATTTTTCATCTCGCTCAACCGTAAAGAGATAAAACGGTTGTTTTTGATATTCAGGGCAATAACTCACAAAATCCCATGTTTTATATCCTGTCACCCACAAATTTGCTTGCACTTGGATAACATATTCAGACGGCACGCCACCATTGATAATGTATTGAATATGCGTACTCATTTTCGGGCATTTAATCTCAAGTCCTTTTTTGAGTTCGGGGATCAATCCATCAGGACTAACCATCAATTCTTTTTTCTCATTTAGATATACGCCGCCAACTTGCTTGACGGCATTTCCAGTAAGAAATTCATAAGCAGAGCGGGCAAGCGGCTCAAGCTGATTGCCTCGCTCCATAAAAGCTGATTTATATCCGCCATCCTGTAAACCAAGGATGCTTTCTTCAATCAACTCAGACATATATTTGATTTGCGAGCTTGATTTTTTACCTGTTGGCGTAACGATATTCTCGATTCCTGTTGCAGTTGGAATACCAAGTCTTGCGATTAGCCATTCTTCAGTTCCTTGCTCGCAATCAAGTGTTATTAGTCCGTCTATCATAAGGGAATATCCTAATCATTACGTTCATCTTTGGCTTGCTGCTCATTTAGCTTACTAAGCAATCTATTAATTGCGTGTTCAGCATTTGATTTTGTGATTTTTTCAATGCTTGGCACATTGCCAGCCGCCGCCAACAATCCCGCAAGATTTGAGCCTGTAACTTCAACCAAATTTTCAATTTCTTTGATTTGTTCAGGAGTGATCAATTCTACTGATTGAGCGTCAATCACCGTTGTTCCGTTATCAGGCGTTGCAGCGCTATGCTGATTGATAGGCTCTTCATTTACTTCATCAGCAGTAATTACGCCACCTAATTCATCGGGGAATGCTTTGCGCAATGCGCCAGCCTCAGCGCATTTCGCTAATTGGCCTCTAGGGCGTTTACTCCACATAGAATTTGGCTTGCCCTCTTTTGTTGTTGCACAAGCCTCAGAAAAATATTCTGTATGGGAAAATGCGCATCGTTCATTATTAATGAATCGATAAACGGTAACTCTGCACCATTCAGGAGCCTCTATACCTCTGAATGTAACCGTATCACCAAAAACTGGCTCATCTTGACCAGCCATTTGACCAGTGCGAAATGCTGTAATGCGTTGCTCGTAAATACCTGGCATAATGACATCACGCCAGTTTTTATTGCCTGTTTTTGCATCTGTCACTGACATTGGCACGATATGACAAGGCTTTTTAAGAATATCTAACTTACGAGCTTTGCAATAATCTACGGCAAGCAAAATACTTTCATCCTTTGCGCCAGGAAAAACGCTATTTTGCAAAATTGTCCAAACTGCGGTATCAATATTGCGTTCGGTTAGGGCTGTTTGAATGTTCGCCGGTAATGTATTCATTTTGTTGTTCCTTTAATTAACTTTCTTGAGTGTTACATTGTCACCGTATTGCTCTTTGATTTTGCGAGCGAATGATACGGCATCGTTCAACGTTCCTGAGAATTCGATTCTGACTTCAAAATGCTCAATAGCATCACCAGGCGACAATTCTTGTGCTTTTAACGTTTCACTTCCCATGTCTTTTTCTTTACAAGAAGATTGGACGGCTTGCGTTTCAGCTTTTACTTTTGCCTCTTCTTGCGCCTTAGCCTTGATTTCTAATTCACGCTTTTGCTCATCATCAATTCGTTGTTTAATGATTGGTGCTAAATCTTCTTCACTTGCAATTAATTTGATTGCATCAGGGAATAGATAGCTTGATTTAGCAGTTAGCTGCTCAAGGCGTTCAGTTAAGCGAGCGACTTCAATAGTGATCTCGCTAATGATTAGGGTTTTCTCAGCATTTACGGCTTTCGTTAAGCCTGAGATTGAGCTTTTGTGTTTTGTGCTTTCTTCAATCCGGCTTGCGATCTTATGCTTTGGAATGTTCTCTTCTAGCGCAAGTGATATATCGCTTGTTTTTGCTATTTTGTGGCGAATATTTGAGATTTCGGCAACCACATCATCTACGATCTTAGCTTTAATTTCAGATTCTTTAATTTTGACTAATTTATCTCGAGCCAATCTCTCTCGTCTAAAACGCTCAGCAATGCTTTCGGCTGTTTCAATGAGTTTTTTAATATCACCGCCAACGGCATTTTTGATAGCCAATCTTGTTTTATCCTCTAATTCTTTAAGGATTTTTACTTCTTCTTTAGCTGCCAAGAAGTCATCATCGGTTTCAAAATTGCTTGTTAGGGTAGAGATAAACGCATCCGCTTGTTTCTCAAAGTCTGCAATATTGGTTGTTAAAACTTTGCTTTCTGTTGATAGGATCAACTCAAATTTTTCTGTCATTTTTATTTACCTTAAATTTAAATATAACCACGTTTATAATCTTCTTCGTTTTGCGCTATGCGATTTTCAGCAAGTTTTTTTACTGCCTTATCTCTCAAGTTTTTGAGCGATGCTTGATCACACAAGAAAATATCTAGCCAAGTATTTTCGTTTTCCTCCATAAGCTCAGAAAACTCGCATAAAGTTTGGCTATCTCCACTTGTTATTTCTCTTTCTATGTCGCTAATTTCATTTTCTACTGCACGCTCATAGGCATCATATTGTTCTTGTGCCTTGTCATAAGCGGTAAAACTAGCCATTTCCCATTGTCGTTGTGTCGTTTGCATTTGGAATACCTCTCAATATGTCAAAGTAAGAACATAAATCCTCGTATTTAAATGTTCTCACCCAATGACCTCTGATTAATTTTTTGCCTCGAGGCTTTATTTGGCGATAATAAATCGCTCGCTCGATTGTGGTTGCGTGTACGCCAAAAAGACGATGGATCTCAGTAAGTTGAAATTCAGTTTGGCGCTCAGATTCAGGCTGTTGATTACGCATTTCGTTGTACTCATCAAAACGTTTTAAATAACGCATCTTAGCCTTTGAAATACGCTTAACTAATGTTGGCTTGGTTGTTAGTCCAGTTTTCGGTTTTGAGAGGCGAGCGAGCTTGTTATCGAGCCATTTAGCCATATTAGCCTTTAGCTCTTTACGTTCTTTTAACCGCACTTCCGCAAGCTCTATTGACTGGTAATTTGATGATTGCCACCATACCTTGCTACCAACTCTTTCAACAACATACCAGCCACCTTTCGGATAAGGCTCAATCTTAATTTCTACTTTTGCCTTTTTCATGATCCAATTCCTTTTGTTTGGTTGCAGTAAAGACTAGAGCCTCTTGTTTGGCTGGCTCTGTAAGATTTGGTTGGTATTGTCCGTGTTCAGCAATCCACTGTATACGTGCTTGTTCAAGCTCTAATGCTGTCGGTTCGCTTGCATCCGCTGCAAGTGCGGTAAGTATTGTCATAGCAACTAGGCAGATTGAAAGGATGATTGCAACTGTGTAAGCGGTTGTTTTAATAAAATTGATTAATTTGTTCATAGTGTTTACCTCGTTGGTTAATAAGATATTGGTTAAAAAAATCCCTCCAACGCCAAAGTGTGAAAGCGAGTGGAGGGTATAACCAATCAAAAGGAGATTTTTTTATTATGAAAAACGCTGTTTCCAGCTAGAGCCGCTCTCGATTCCATTCAATTTTCAAGAAGATTGGGCGATTCCATTCGCATTTTGAGAACGGCTTTAGCTGGAGGCTCTTCCTGGATTCGAACCAGTGTTATTTTTCATAACGCTACCGTGTTTTTGTACCGTGTCGGTTTCCACAACCGACCAAACAAAGAGCCATTAAATACCTTTCTTTATACTTGCAAGGCTCAAGTCCCTTATTGTCACCACAACACATAAGGAATATAATTTCGCTAACCACAACACAATAAGGATTAAGTTATGGCAAACCTCATTATTACTTATGATTTAAGAAATCAACGCGACTACAAAACATTAATTGATGCAATTAAATCCTACGGAACTTATGCGAAGCTATTTGAATCGGTTTGGTATATTCGTTCAATAACACATACAGCCGAGCAATGTCGGGATTATTTGCTTCAATTTATAGATAATGATGATCGTCTTGGCGTGTTTGATTGCTCAAATAATGACTTTGCAACTATGAGAGCGTTAAATAAAATTAGTGACCTATGGTCTAACTAACATGTAAACTTCACCTGTTTTATTATCAATTAGCTTTTCTTTGATTTGAGCATCACTAAATCGATTGATATAAGAAATTGCTTGGCATGCTCGCTCCTCTAAACCTGGATGATAAGCGCCGTTTTCAATCGCTTTCAAAATAGACGCGCGAATATGTTCTTTTTGAATTTCTGTTATAGTGTTACTGGCAACACTGCCAGCCTCGGAATAGCGTTTCTCTTCCATTTTTAACCTCGTTTGTTTTATGTTTGCCATTTCAAAGCACACTCAAGAACATTCCCTTCACCGTGCGCACTCATTAGATCGGTCTGTGTAGAATGCGCTTTGAATTGGTGCTGCGGGAGAGATTCGAACTCAACTATCCTCCGGTTATGAGCCGGTTGCTTTTACCTATTAAGCTACCGCAGCAGTTTACCGTCTCTCCGGTATGTCACGCACTTTTCGCCGCGTTTACGCTTTTATAAACCGATCCGTGGGCTTGTTTGCCGTTTCCCCGACCGTTCTCATATCCTCGAAGGATTGCTTAGAGATATAAACAGCGCTGCCCTTGATTCGCCAACCGCCTCTTTTCGGTTAACACGCGACACAGTTTTCTGCTTGGGGGTTACTCGACTTAAATCAGCCGATAATTTATATCCCGCATGAGTCCAGCAATTTTAAAGAGCAACTCAAAGTGTTTTGCTTTGATGTGGCTTATAATACTAAAACTAATATTAATAGTAAATAGTAAAACTAATATATTTTAATAA